GTTCCGAACCCTCAAGGCGAATTGTGACGGTCATGTCGCATCGCCCATGTTTACGTCGATCTCAAGCCATCGGTCATCCATATCAACATTCGCAATGAAACGGATGTTGCACGGCCTGCCCCGTACCAAAACGCGGTCCTTTTCGGTGATCGCTTCATTGTACCGGGTCACGATGCGATAGTTTGCTGTCGCCTCGGTGCGCTCAGATGCCCAACGCTCTCGCCCCGACATGGGTTTAACCATCGCCCGCGTCGGAGCATCTGCAATTGTGGCCCAGCCTTGAATGCGCGCGCCGTAATCGTCAGCCGTGTTCGTCACGCGCTCGAACGTCACAGGCTCACGCAGGTCGCGTGCGCTATACTTGGAGGGCTTGCAACAGTTCACCATGCGAGTTCGTCCGCGCGTCGGTAGGGTGCGAGCAACGCCTTGGCTTGATCGGTCATGCCAGCGCAACCCTCATACATGCTGGTCACATACATGCGGATCGCCTCAAGGATCGGCGTCGGGATGCTGCCAGAACCGTAGCCAGCAACGTATGTCACCTGCACCGCGTCCTGCGCCCGCAGATCGCTGGGCCAAGTTTCCCCTTCGTCAAGATAGATACGCCCGCTGGTAAGGTCCACCTGATACCGGTTTGCGTCGTAAGTGCTGGCGTTGTTGCCTCGGTCATAGGTCACGATGCTGGTGACGGACTGCAATGGGGGGAAAGGCAGATCCAGCGTCTCGCCGCCACCCAGAATGTAAGGCCGCGATGCCGTATGCACGCCCGGCCCTAATGCCAGAAGGTTTTCATCGCCGTGGCCATCGGTAAAGCCGTCTGCCTTGAATACGAATGTCTCGGTCAGGATCGCCTGCCGCAGGTATTGCTTTACCGCCTCAGTGGCCGTGGCGATGTATGCCGTGATAATGTCGTCATCGACAGAACCGTCAACGCGCAAAAACAATTTCATGTCTGCCAGTGATACGGCTGGGCTGTCCGCCGATGCCGATACGAAAACGGATTTTCGGTTGTATCTCATTTCCGGCTCCGCTTTCGCGTTTTATTTTCAGGCGCGGCCTGCATGGCCTTGGTGACTATTTCACAAGCGCCTTGTCCAATAAGTAGCGCCAGCGTGGCGTCATCCACATCGCGCTCCGAACCGGCTTGCCACGTTTGCACGTTAATTCCGTCCAGTGAGATAGGAAAGTTCCGCAGAATTTTAACTTTGTTCATGGGCTGTGCGTCCTCTGCAACATGATTGCTTTATTCCATATCAACACATCTTCTGAACACATGACGAAGAACCGCGCGCCATATCTCGCAAATTGATCTGTGACAAATAGCGTTCCGTTGAAAAATATAAAATCAGTAACACCGTTGCCTTTTGTCAATGCGCGCCTGTCACGAGCAATCATAGTGGTGTAATCATCGCCAATACCCACGTCGATCTCAGCAAATGCGTTGGTGCTGCTGGATTTGCTGATTTGAAACGTGATGTTGATATTATATGTTTCGCCAGCGGCGAATGGTTGCAACGTGCTGCCTCCAAATACATCAAGGCCAATACCACGGCGAAATGCGGTTGTGCTATCGCTTGCCTGCCCGTCAACAGTGAAGTGTGTGAGCGTGTCGGCTGTGATGGATTGCTTATTGTCCACGGTGTGCGTGGCGTCATTCAGATATAGCCATCCACCGTTGTACGGCGCCCGGCGCTCTTTGCCATCATCCGTGCGAATAAGCATGTCGGCTGCGCGCTTGTTGTCCTCAGTGGCGTCCACCAATTCGGACCAGTTGATATTAGTCATTGGATACCCCTGCGCTTAGTGACGGGCCACCGTAGCGGCCCGCTGCTAAGATCAGGTTGCCGCAGTACCGGCGTCAATTGTGGCCGTAGCCATAACCGCGCCTTTGTCCTTGCGAGCATGAACGGCTACAACGGCGTTTGTGCCGGTTGTGCCGGTTGCCACGATCCGCACATAACGCTTGCCGCCAACGTAGCCAATAGAACCTACCAGCGTATCGTCGGCGTCGTCGCTTGTGACAGTCAGCGCGCTTTCAAGTCCAACCAGATCAGCGTCCACAACTGCCGTTGCATCAGCCGCCGCAGTTGTATCGCTTTCCTGAACCTCAAAAGCAAAGCCAGATGCAGTTCCAGCATCTGTAACCGTACCAGTGGAGACTGTGAATGTCAGGGCCTCCCAGCCTTGCATATCAATCCAATCGCCCGCCGATGGCGTAACGCCCGACAGTGTAGCGGATAAGCCTAAGCCAAATTCCGCGTTGTTTCGCATATCAAACTGAGCCATTATGCTGCCACCTTTCCGATAACTGCCGCGTCAAAGGACGTAACATCGCCGCCAACGCGCTGGGTTGTGTAGTAGGTCACGAAGCCTTTGTTGGTGAATGGGTCACGCAACACTTGCAATCCAACGCGATCCACGACCGTGTAGAAGGACGCAAAGTCAGCGTAGACAATGCTCAGAGCGTTTGCCGCAACTGCTGGCATATCGTCCATGAACACAACTGACTTGCCCAAAAGCTGGATTGTCGCCTGACCGTCACGCAAAAGAACCGGGCTGAAGAAGTAATTGTCATTGCCCTTCAACTTGAGCGCCGCGCCAAAAGTGGTGCGTTTCATACCCCAGATTGCGCCTGCCTGATAATCTTCTTTAAGTGCGTTCTGCACCTCGATCAGACCATCTGCATTCATCGCCGCCGCAGACCCCATGTTCACTTGATGCAGTGCGTTGCGTTCATAGGTTCCACCGGTCGATTGTGCCGCGTATGTCAGGAACCCACGCGGCTTGCCAACGCCATCGCCAGAGACGAATGCGGTGTTTTGCGTGCGTGAAAACTTGTCTGCGACCTTGCGGGAAAGCCATGCCTCAACGTCAAGATAGCTGTCCTCAATCATCTCGGTGGTCATGCGAGGGTCGGATTCGATCTTGTGCGCGGTGATAACCTTCTGAGCAAGCTGAGGCGTGTCAGTCTGGCCACTGGATGCACCTTCACCAACCCAGCGAGCGGTGGCTTCCTGATCGTCGATCAGAATGTCGATGCTTTTTGCGCCAGTGCGCTCCACGTTGGCAACTTGGCGAACGGGAGACGTTTCAAATACGCGGTCAATTACCATAGTTGAAAGCTCTGGGCGAACCAGATAACCGCCATCTGGGTTCACGTCTGTTGACATGCCCTTGATCTCGATGCCCTCGGAACCGGCTTTGAAGCCTTCCGGCAAAGTGCCGTTTGACATGTATTGCTTAAACGCATCTCGGTGCTTTTGCTCAAGATCAGCGTCCATGCCTTTGCTTTCGCCGCCGTTTGGTCGGTTCATCGCGGCTTCAAGTTTGGCTTGCTTGGTGTTCAAGGCTTCCACGTTTTTCGTGATTTCCTCAACCATGCGGTTGTGCTTTTCTTCTGTGATGACGTCCTTTGGCGCGGATGCTTTCAAGGCGTCCACTTCGGAACGAAGTTCAACAAGGGTCGGGTTGATTTTTTCAACAAGCCCTTTGATTTCTGTCAGGTCGGTCATTTAATGAGCCTCCATATTTGACAAGGTTTCAGTCAAAAGTGCTTTGAGTTCGTCAACGTCTCGCTGAACATTCTCGGGATCGGTCGCGTTGTCTGCGTCTCGCAGAACATCAGACCGTGCCTTCCATGCGCCACCCGCCATAGCTTTCGCCATGCGGTTTGAGTGGCCCATATCCTTAAACGCGCGCTCGATGTGGCGCTGCGTAATATCCTCGGCTTTCATCGCGTAGATGCCAGCCATTTCGTTCATAGGGAATGTGACAATGCTGGTTTCCCAGAGGTCCAGCTTGGTAAGCCTACGAATGTCTTTTTCGGTGTCCATCTCGTACTCTTGAGTGCGATATCCGATGCTGAGACCTTCGATGCCGCCCATCTCGACCAAGTCGGCGATTTCGCCCGCTTTACCGCGTCGGCTTACTCGGCCCTTGATAAATAGGCCGTTTTCATCTTCACCCATTTCATCCCAAGCGCCGATTGGCTGAGATGGATCGTGGTTCCAAAGCATTTTAGGTTTGCGACCGCTGGCAATGCACGCCTTGAATGCGCCGGGCATGACAACATCATTGCCTTTGTCAATGTTGCCAAAGACAGAGCCATAGCCAGAAATTGTGAGGTAATCGTCGTTTTTGCCCTCAACTTTAAGTTCAAGGGTCGCCATCTTTATTTCAAGCGGTTCGCCGCCATCTTTGCGTGCGATGAATTGCAGCATTTAATGATCCATCTATGGGCCTCGGGCGTCTCACGACGGCCTTTGCAGATTGTATAACACGTATTTGCTAACTTGCAAAGAGTTGGGATTAGCACAAAAAAAGACCGCCCGAAGGCGGCCTAGTAGGGGAGGTAATCAAGATGCTCTTACGGTTTAATGTGTTTTCGAAGAACACTCAAGACAAAAAGGCTTTCAGAGATTGCAACGTTTGTTTCGGCTTCAAACTCTGCTATAGCGACCTTCAACGCGGCCTCCTCATCGGCGTTTAAAGCGATGCGGATATATTTACGCTTGGTCATTTCAATTCCTCCATCGGAATTATCAACATATCGTCATGAATGATGCATCGGCCAAGAGAAACTTCACCCTGCGTTACGTCGATTTCCGCCATCTTGGCAACGCCCCATGATTTATTGGTGCCGCGATATTCTTTGATGCGCGGGCTTGAAAGCGTGTAGCCGCTCCCATCATTTACGCGCCTCACCACCATAACACCTTTTCCAGACATATCCGCAAATCCAAATGCAACCTTGTCACCCAACAGAAGGCCGCATTTCTTCATGACATCTACGCCAAGCCTAATGGTCGTTTGGGATTGGTCCTTTCCCTCTTTGGTTCTGTGTCTTGTGTTTGAAATTCGCACCCCAGAAGCGGTTTGCCCCGATGAACAGCCGTTTCGAGTGGGCTTGACCCATTGAATATTCAGTTTCATAACATCCTCATGTGTTTGAGTTTCATAGCATCTCACAGCTACGCAACCACAATACAAAACCCGCGCTAGGTGTCAATATTTGGCGCGGGTTTTTATTTTGTTGCGTGTGTTTGTCTTTTGTTGCCTTTCGGCGTCCGGTCAAAAACCTTTAACGCGGTGGATTACCGAGCATCGGCAATTGATAGTCGCCGCGCCCGGCAATCCAGCCTGCCCCGGATACATGATCGCCAGATCATCGCCACCGGACCACGGCATTGCAAACGGCTCGTCCATTTCGCGCTGCTGTCCGCTCATCGTTACATGGTTGTATTCTGCATCATCGCCAAAGCTGCGCGTTCGGGCGTCCTCAACAGATACCCATTCCTTGACCAAATCAAGGCCCGTTGTCTTGGCGGTCTCGTGCATGGCGTAGTTAGCCGCGCCGTGCGTCTCGGTCCTCGCAATCAACGCGCCACGGGTGCGGCTGATCTTCGGCACGGCTTTGTTAATCCGCTTGGCGATAACATCAACGCCTAATCCTTCGTCCTGCCCCGCTGCCACCTGTCGCACGATCCGCTCTCGCGTGGTCTCGGTGACGCTGGTGATGCGCCGCCGTATCGCCTCAAGGTTTACCCATTGAGTTGCCAGCGATAAAAACAGGTCCGTAAAGCTGATTTTGGTTTCCAGTATCAGGCCCGCCGCCTTGCCCTGCGATACAATCCGCGACCCAAATGCCCGTGCGGTGGATTGCCCGATTTCCAGATACACGTCTTTGAACGCGCGAAAGTCGTCATCGGTTGGCGCTGGCACATAGCCTAGTTCTTGGTACTTGGCGACAAGCTGCTCGCTTTCGTTTCGGATAACCTTTGCCAGCTTGCGGCGAAAATTGGCCTCTGCCACGTCCAGCAATCGACGCTGTATTGCCGCCTCTCGCTCTGGACTGTGGCGAATGAATGCGGGTTTAGCCATGATCCAGCCCGTAGGCGAGCGCCTTTATATCGTCCGCCGGAACGTCAAACATGCCGCTGCCTTGTGATGGCTTAAAGTCACCATCGGCTTCCGGTTCATAGCCCATGAGCACACGCGATTCCTGTAGCGTCAGGACGCCCTCACGGTAGGCTGTCACTGCTCGATTAAACATGCGTTCTCTTAGCGCCTCAAGAGCTGGGATCGTGTCCAGATCAAGCCGCAACTCCAGCCCTTCGCCGTAGCGCGGCAGGAGCCAGTTATTGAGTGCTGCCAGAACCTCGCGCATGATTGGGATTACGGTATCTGTGTAGAGCCGTTCCTTGGCCTGTTCGAGATTGTTGAAAGTGCTGGCGTCGTTGTCGATCAAAGGCAGGGGAACGCCCAGCGCAGCCGCGACATATTTGGCGGTCTCGCGCATGGTGTTTGAAAAGTCCATATCCCGCGCGGTCTGTGAAAGCGCCTGCCATTCGGCATCATCGGCCAGCATGGGGATTTCGCCAGCGTTGTCTGCGCCTTGCATTTTTGATTTGAAATACTCCCGCATACGCGCAACCATTTCGCCCGACGGATAGCCGCCCTTGAACCGGATCAAGCCGGACGGGCGCGCGCTATTTTTAAGCAGGGAATAGTTCCATCTCATACCGGCGTTGTGCGTATCGCCAGCGATAGCAGCGGCCATGAGCGGTGATTGCCCGCGCCAGTAGTCGCTAGGATTGTATGTTTTTACGAACAACATGTCAGACGCGCCGGTGATCTGGTCAACCTCGAACGTGGTTTTTCGGTTGTTGATCTCATAAATATATTGCCGTGGAATACCGGACGGCCCCGGAACGATGCCAATATTGAGCGGCAAAAGCGGCCATATTTCTGCTGGCTGACGGGGATTGTCGGCTGTCGCTGCCATTTCACCCATTAGCATTCTGTTTACCAGCATCTCGGCAAGCCATGACTGATACGTCGCGCCGGGGTGCGGGTTCGCCAGCAAGTCTAAGACTGGGTGCTGCTTTACGGCCTCATCGCCATTGTATAATTCGATTTGAATTGACGCCGCGCCTCTTACGATCTCGTTGACCGCTCGATAAACGATCACGTTAAGCTGATAGCCTTCGGTAATGTATGACTGCGCTTTATCTTTGCGCGCCCATGAAGGCCCGCCGCCAATCATTAAAGCGCTTCCAGCCGGATGCGCTTTTTCTTCTATTTGTTTTTTAAAAGGCCATACCGCCATTAGAGCACTCCGAAAACTTGATCCGACCCGTGGCAAATATCCATTACTGCATCCATCATCGGGTCAAGCGTGTCATCATGCGCCCCTCTAGGGAACGCACTGGCCTCGGCCAGCATGTCGGAAAGATACGCTAAATCTCGCAACAAGACAACGTTCCCACTCTCGATTATCGGAGCGGCGTCATAAGCCCGCGTTATTTTGTCAGTGTTTCTTTGGATTGGTGTGATCGGGATACCCTCGCGCCTGAGCGTTTGGATCAGCCCTGTGCCGCTTACCTTGTCCTCAACCTTGAATGCTCGCAACGTCCCCATGCCCGTCGTCGTTGCGTGCTTTCGCCAAAAGGCCCGCGACATTTCCAACAGTTCCGGCGCTTCCCACTTGCCCCGAACCATGTCTAAAAGAACCGCTTGCCCATCTTGTGATTTCCCCCAGCACTGAAGAACCGAAAAATCGTTTTCTTGCTTCGTCTTTTGCGCCGTGTCGGCATAGATAGATCGCCACTCTATGCGCGGCGCAACAGATAGATACTTCCACCACTCGTCCTTGAAGATGCCTCCGCCTATCGGCGCTGGACGCTGCATGTATTGGCCTGCAAAAACATAACTGTTCGACCGCTCTAGCCTGTCCAACATTTCTGGTGGAAACTGGTCCGCCCAAAAACTGGACCCATCCACATTTCGGGCGGGAATGTTTAGGTGGTCCCAGTGCTCTCCATTGCCGCCAGACAGCAACCATCCTGCCAAGTCCATTTCGTGCAGGCGCTGCATAATAATAATAATCGGCGTGTCTGGTCTGTTTTTTCGGCTTTCCATTGTTGTTGAAAACCAGTCCAATACATTCTGCCGCATGTTTTCGCTATTACCTTCGCCAGCCTTGTGCGGATCGTCAATCAGTATGCAGCCGCCAAAGTGATCGCGCATCTTGCCAGCGCCGTATCCCGTGATCGTGCCGTCTGACCCCGTGGCGTAAACAATGCCGCCTTCATCGGTGCGAAATTCGTCTTTTGCGTTACTGTCGCCGCGAAAGCGCGGTTTGCCAAACACATCAGCAAAAGCTTCGTGCTGCATAATTGCACGCGCCTCCCATGTGTTGGTCGTCGCAAGTCGCTTGCTGTAGCTGGCGTGAATAAACTCGCTGTCTGGAAAATTTCCCATGCACCATGCAAGAAAGTTCTTTACGGCAAGTTCTGTTTTTCCAGAGCGCGGCGGGATGTTGATAATCAGGCGATTTGTTTTGCCTATCACGACGCGCTCTAGCGCGTTGCAGACAGCCTCGTGATGTGGCGCAACCTTAAACTCAGCAGACTTGCGTGCCGCAAACATATACCGCGTAAAGGCCAGCAAGTCCGTTCTGAGGTCGGCAACCTGACTTGGTGTCATGTAATAATTCCGCCCCGCTTGCGTGCATCTTCGCCATCAATCCAATCCCAATCGTGACCACAACTTGACTTGTATTTGCCATTGCAAGCCATTGCGATGTTGTTTGGCGCGGCTTTGGGCCACCCGTTTTCCCTCATATAATTTGCCGCTGCCCTAGTGCTAGAAAAAATCAATCCGTCATCACGGCGTGGAAACCTGTCGGCTGTGCTCAAGTGCTTCTTTAATTTTGCCTCTCTCCACTTGTCCTTGTATCCCGGTTCGGCCCAAGTTTTTGACGCAGCCTTGCTCGCTGTCTTTCGATATTCTTCCGTTTTCTTTGCGGCCAATATTCCGGCTTTTGCGTTTGGGTGCATTGCCATACCAACTTTTGACTGAGAAATCTTGCGACGGACATCTGGCGTCATAGATGCAATTATGCCAAAACGGTGCTTGAGCTTAACATCTGGGTCCGCATGTGCATTTTTGATGCTGGTGCGTTGCGCTGCCTTGGCTTCATCAGACAGCACAACGCACCCCTCACCACCGCACGTCATGTTGTAACCCGCAGGCGACATAGTTTGGATGTCGGAAATTAGCTTAACTTCAAAGTCTAAGGCTTTCTCGCGGCTGCAAAATGACGCAACTTTTTCAACCAAAAATGATTTTGAGCCGTATTTTCTAATGGCCTTGTGAAAAACTAAATTCGACCCGCGCCTAGCGTCCCTTTGGTGCGAGCGCCATCGGGCATCAACATCCTGAGACGTAAAGCCAACGTAAGACTTGCCGGTTTTTTCGCATGTAATTTTGTAACAATGATAATCCATGCCGCATAGCTTACTGCGTCATGAGGGATAGATCAATCCGATTTATGCTTTGCCTGAAGCGCAGCCAAGACAGCCGCGCTCGTGTCTTTCGGCGTCATGCTGCCGTCCGGGCTGGTGAGGCGCTGGTCGATCTTGTCTGATTGATCAAGCACCTGCTTGCCAAGCCAGATTAGCATTGTTGGGTTCAGGTTTTCCGTTGCCGACTTCCACTGT